CTGGCCATTACGGTCTGTGAGATGAAACGATTACGTGATGACCTACGTGACCGAGGGGAACAGATTGAGGTGCAAGGTGATCGCCACATTGTCACTAAGAAAAACGCCAGCCGAGATGCGCTTGAGAAATTGCGCCCTCAGCTAATGCGGTTAATGAAAGAATTCAGGATGACACCGGCTAGTCAAGGTAAGTCATTTGGCAATTTACCGAACCAACAAACAGACGATGGTTTTCGTGATATTTAATTAATGAGGCTGGATTATGAACCCAATACTTTGCACCCCAGAGCTATACCATCAAATTTGTGATCTGCTACAAATACCGTTACATGAACGTGAGAACGTACAATCAATGCAAGTTAACCTAGATGCTGGTTTACCTATCACTTATCAGGTGGTCAAGACGGCCACTGGTGGACCAATACATACTAACAAACCTTATCCAGCATATGAACAGATGTTAGAACCACGTATTTCGATCAGTGACAATGAGTGTAATGAATTGGTCGATAATTTAAATAAATTCATTAAGGAAGGTGGTGGAAAATTAATACCAGGTGACGGACTCGGTGTTGACCATGTCAGGGCAGGCTAATGACATTTAACCTAGATATTTCTCAGTATGAATACCCTGACTTGGTTCCGATGCAACAGGACTGGCGGTGGTGCCACAAGTACGCCCATGACATTCTAACTGGTAGGATACCGAGTTGTCAGAAAATGAAGTGGGTGGCCATGCGTCATTTCAATGACATGCAACGTGATGATATTTACTTTGACGAGGAAGCCGCCGCAAGTATCGTATCTTGGTTTAAATTCTGCCCGATCATCAAAGGCCCGAAAGCAGGTAAGCCGACTGTACTCGACCCTAGTCAGATTTTTATTGCTTGCTCGGTTATTGCCTGGCGATGGTCTGATGACGTTTTCGAGGTTGACGAGGAAACTGGTATCGAGATGCAGGTACGCCACGCAGATAAGCGTCGTTACAACCAGATGTATGCACAGGTGAGTCGTAAATACGGTAAAACTACCTTTACCGCCGGGCTCAAACTGTACTTGATGTACAAATTCAACTATGGTCCTCGCGTGTTCTCCTTGGCCACTAAACGCGATCAGGCGAAGGAAGTGTGGTCGGTGGCCAAGAAGATGATTAACTTGTCACCTCGGTTGTCACAGATATTCCAGCCCAGGGCAAACGACATTCTGTTACCGAGCAAAGAGGGTGAGTTCAAACCGCTTGCAAGTGACAGTAACAGCCTTGACGGTCTCGACCCCATGGCTGCATGTCTGGACGAGTGCCACGCCATTAAGGACCGTAACTTATACGGTGTGCTTATTTCGGCATTCGGTGCTAACGAGGGTGGTGAATATCTATTCTCGGTCATCACAACTGCTGGGTTTATCCTAGACGGGCTTTGCACCGACTTGTATAAAAACGGTACTCGGGTATTGGACCCTGACGACCCAACAGAACAGGACAACTATTTTTACGTTATTTTCGAGATTGACAAGGGTGACGATTGGGCAGATGAGAAAGCTTGGTTTAAGTCTAACCCTGCATTGGTTTATGGGCGTCCATCCATTCAATACCTACGCGATCGATTTAACGAGGCATGTCTCAGTATCGAAGAAAAAGCGAACTTTATCACAAAACATTGTAATCTGTTCGTCAGCGGTTCCGACAAATGGCTTGACATGGATATTGTTAATGCATGTGAAAAACCACTAGGTAAAAACTACCTCGACCCTGTATATCAGAATCGTGAAGTTTACATCGGTATAGACCGCGCTCGAGTAAACGACATAACGAGTGCGTCAATACTATTCCCAATGAATGACGGCGGTATCGACTTGTTTTTCCATAATATGTTACCTAAAGTTACTGCTGATTCCGTAACGGATTACCTTAAAAGTAAGTACCATCGTGCCGTTGAGATGGGCGATTTAGATTTAGTGGAGTCCCCTACGGTTCGGGATAGTGATGTTAAAGAGACCATCAGAAAACTGAACCAGACTCTTAAACCTAAGGCCATTTATTACGACCCTTGGCATATGCGCGAAATTGCGCAAGACTTAGAAGATGAAGGTATACCTATGGTGGCTGTTAGTCAGGGCACTGGGAATATGTCGGAACCAGCTAAAAAGCTCGAAGGATTACTTGCTGAGGGGTTAGTGCGCGTTGATTCCATCCTATTCCGTTATGCGTGTGAATGCGCTATGATGAGAATGTCAATGGAAAACAACATGAAGATTTATCGTGAGAACGATAAAACTGAAAAAATAGATCCATTGATTGCAACCATTATCGCATTGTCGGGCGCCACACTCATTAAGCTCGATAAAAATATTTACGAGGAACGAGGAATGTTATCAGTATGAAAATCTTAGACTGGTTTAAAGGCAAACAGTCCTCATCAAATGCGGTCGAGACTAAGGCAATCGACCCATCTATGCTTATCACTCTTGACACTCTAGCTGAACGATTTGGGGTTACAGGTATTACCGAATCAAAGGCTATGAAGGTTGAGGCGTATTTCTCGTGTATTCGTGATAAGGCTGAGACTACTGGACAATTGCCTTTGAAACTATATCGCAAAGCCGGTAATGGTCGAGCCCGTGAACAAATCACTCAAGGTCGAGCATTCAGTATTTTTACGCAACAACCTTGCGATTATTTAAACATGATCGGTTTTGTGGAAATGGCCACGGCAACAATGGAGCGCCGTGGAGTATTCTATGCGTTTATCGAGCGTAACGACCGTGGCTCACCCATGTCAATCATCCCATTTTACAATCAGGGAAGTGTTGATAAGCAAATGGACTTTAACGGGAATGTCTATTACACCTATGTCACCAATGACGGTAAAAGTAAAATAGTGGTCGGTGATCAGGATATTTTCTCTGTTCAGATGTTCACAACCAACGGGGTAAACCCTGTAAGTCCTATTGTGCAATGTGCCACTATGCTCAATATTGCGGCCAGTCAAGACGAGAACTACCGTGAGTTGCAAGAGGACGGCATTACCGCGCAAATGGCGTTAAAGACCGAACAGACTTTCAATAACCCTGAGGCAGCGCAACGCCTTAAAGACGACTGGAAGCGTTTCAGAGGCCGTAATGGTAAACGTGAGATACCCATCCTCGAACAAGGATTAACGCCCGTTAGCTTGAAACTGACACCACAGGAATCGGAATTACTGGGCAACCGCGAATTCACCATCAACCGTATTTGTTCAATGACTCGGGTCCCACCTCATCGTATTGGGTCATCTGTTGCTACAGGTACTAAATCAACGATATTCGAGTTAGACGAAGCGTACATGATGAACGCTATCAACCCTATCCTCGTTAAGCTTGAACATGCTTTTAACAAAATAGTACCTGACGGGTATGTACTTGAGTTTGACCGTAAAGCGTTTTATCGCGGATCACCGTGGCGACTGGTTGGGGCCGTTGAAAAAGAGGTTAAAGGCGGTCTAGCTAACATCAACGAGGGTCGTGTAGACCTTGGTCGTGAGCCTGTTGAGGGTGGTGACGTTTTCGCTATCGACAACAATAACGTGACCTATGGTGTCTGGACCGAGGTTAAAGAATTACAATCACAACTTTATGGTAATCGTAACAACCAGGGGAACAACGATGGCAGTCAAAATTAAACGTCTTAACGTAGGGGTCACAGACTTTAAACTTGACTCCAGTACAGGTGAGTTTACCTGTTACGGTAATGTCAAAGGTAATATCGATCATGCACTTGATCGCACACTCGACGGTGCTTATGTTGACAGCATTAACGAGCACATGAAAAACGGCACAATGCCTAAAATGTTCTGGATGCATAAATCACACGATTTACCTGTTGGTGTATGGCTTGAAATGAAAGAGGACGTTAAAGGTCTATGGCTTAAAGGACGTCTTTCTAAAACTGCCATGGGTACAGATATTGAGATACTGGCTAAAGACGGTGCCCTCGATTCATTCTCGATTGGTTACTATGTTGTTGAAGAAAAGTGGAACAATGAGAAACGCTGTAACGACCTGATTAAACTGGATATTGTCGAAGTATCATGGGTGGTACGTGCCTGCAACGAGGAATCACTGTTACAAGACATCAAATCTAAGATGCACGACGGTGGTGTACCTAGTAAGGCCGAGTTGCGTGAGTTGCTTAAATCAATCCCTGATTTATCTAAACGCGAGATTGAACGTATCACTGCCAACTACAACCCTAAAGATGAAACCGAAGAATTGAAAAAGATGCTTGAGTCTTCACCATTTTTCCAATAACATTGATTTAATTGTGGGGAGCCACGGTTGCCGCTTGGATAAGCGCATAGCGAATCACTCTCACTTAAATATTTTTAGGAGCCATACCATGGACCCAGAATTGAAAGCCCTTCTTGAGAAGGCAAATGAAAACTACACAACTCAGAAAGCCAAAAATGAGGCTTTAGAGGCAACTATTAAAGCCCTTGAAACCAAACACGATGCAGCAATGAAAATTGTTGACGGTCTAAAAGGTGTTGAAGGTGAAGCGTTGAAAAAAGCCATTGACCAAGTTAACGAATTGGTTGATGAAATCTCTGATCTGCGCTCTAAGATGAAAGCTCCTGCGGCTGTTGTCTTAGATGACGCTAAGCAGAAAGAAGCAGTCCGTGAATTGGCACGTAAATGTCTTGGCACTGTGCTCAAAGGCAACAAAAACCAAAAAGGTGATGTGCTAGACAGTCTTAAAGATGAGATGGAAACTCAAATTAAGACTTTGAACATCACTACAGGTTCACAAGGCGGTTTCGCAGTTGCTGAAATTTTAGCAATGGACATTCTCGACTATGCCCGTGAGTTTTCACCAGTTGCCTCACTGGTTGGTATGAAACCATCAATGACTCGCGACTATCGCCAGTTAATTAAGATCACTTACCCAAGCGTTGCAGAAGGTATTGAAAACGTCGCAGGTACGGTTCCTGCTGAGACTTCAACACAGACTTATGTGGAAGTTAAGTCCAAGGAATTTAAGCTTTATGCGCAACCACGCATCACCAATGAAGCATTGATGGGTACTGACATTGACGTCTATGCTGATCTGCGCATGTCTTTAGGTGAAGAAATCGGTATTTACTTGGCCGCGCAACTGCTATTCGGTGACGGTACTGATAAAAACTGTCGTGGTATTCTGTCAAGTAATCGTGTGAACATCACTAACCTGACAGGCGAGTCGTTCAAACCGACGTTAACACCTACAGGTGTTGGCGCACGTGACCCTAATTACTTCCCTGCATTCCCCACGGGCGTAAGCGGTTCGCTTGGTGCTGACGATGTGGCAATCGTTGACTACATTATTGACGTAACCAACGCATTACCAACCCGCTACCTGAACGGTGCATATTGGGTTATGAACCGTAAGACCAAAGGTATTTTCGAGAAGGTCCGTGACGCTGATAACCGTCCGATTTTCACCTACGATTATATCGAAGGTCTGCCAGGTCGTCGTTTAATGCTCAACGGTTATCCAGTAATGATCGATGACACGATGCCTGACGTTGCTGCCAACTCATTATTTGCAATCTTCGGTCGTTTAGACATGGCGTTTGCAATGAGTCCTGGTGACATTGACCAGATGTTACTTGACCCGTACACCAAGAAAGGTAGTTTGATTGTGTATACGGAAAAAGAGTTCTTTGAGATGGTTCAGCGCAGTGACGCAATCTTGGTTTGTGCTGCTACAGCTAACGCTGGTACGTAAAAGTTAACCTCGCGTAAATAATTAGCCACCTTTCGGGGTGGCTTTTTTTATGCCATAATACCAACAGCATAGGAGAGCCGCAATGTACTCACAAATCAATACTCAAGCAGCTTTAGACACAACCGTTATCACATTAGATGAAGCTAAAATCCAGTGTCGCCTAATGTCGTCATTTACACTCGATGACAACGAGTTAACCAATCTAATTACAACCTGTTTAGAGTTGGCCCAAACCTACACTAAAAAACTCCTGACCGTCGGCACAGTAACAGCCTTGGTTGAGGATGGTCGTGATGAGATATTGGTTCCTTGGGGTAACGTCCAAACCATGACTGAGGTTAAGGTTGACGGTGTTGTTAGTACCAATTTTAAATTTAACCCAATATCTCAAAAGCTGATTATCACCGTCCCGTACACCGAGGCTGAGTTCACCTACACTGCTGGTTACACCACGTTACCGACGTCAGTAAAACATGCAGTGCTCATGATGATCAGCACGTTCTACAACCAGCACGACGATATTATTACTGGCTTATCTGTTGCTGAGATACCACAGAAATCAACCGTATTGCTGGATAGGATTAAAAACTATGTTGTCTAATGTGTCTGCTGGCCGTATGCGCCACATTGTTGAGTTTTGGGTTGCTGGTGGTGGTAGTGATGACTATGGCAATCCGTTACCATCAACTAAGGTGTTTGAGGCCCGTGCAGAGGTGCAAGTCAAGTCTGGCTCTCAAATGGTGGCATATGGTACAACGTTGACAAGCTCAGTGATAACCGTGATGATGTGGTTTGATGACAGAGCAAAAAATGACCAGACTTTAAAATGGCAAGGTGTTGAATACCAAATCCAGCATATTAAACCAGACGAACACCAAAAAGGTATGATTGTTACAGCTACAGTGGAGCAGAAATAGTGAGCAACACTCAGTTTGTACAGGTAAGCACTGTCGGTCAATGGGCTGCTGTGGCCACGAATACAGGCGGCATCATTACTGCGTCACGCTCATGCTTATACGTAGTCAGTGAAACACAACCTGTAACACCCTTCGGTCATAGATTAGATGGTGGTGACACATTACCATTCTCACTGACAGCACCGGAATCACTGTGGGTCTACTGTGATGTCCCGTTAGTTTGTGCAGTAACTGAATCGGGCCCCGGCTATGAAGCCGCATTCTTTAATAAAATGGGTGATGGTCGTAGAGCATGGTCTATCCAAAACTATATCGAATTAAACTGTAAATTCGGAGTCCAGAATGGTTTCAATCTACCACTAGATACACTCACAGCCAGTCAATCTAAAAACATTTATTTAGTGACTGGTAGTAAGCCAATTGCTGTCAAATCTCGTGAGTATGAGTATGATGGTGCCGGCATTAAAACTCTTGTTTATCGTGATGCTACTTACACTGGCGGCACTGTAATTACACCTTATAACTTTAATGACCGTAACCCTGTGGCTGCGGAAGCTCGATTAGTTGTTGGTGCTACTGCGGGTAACGCTGGTACATTGTGGATACCTGAGCGACCAAGGCTGGGCACCACGCAAACAGGAACTAATGTACGGGTTACGCCTGTTGCTGAACCGTTTGGGTTAGAATACTGGTTTAAGGAAAACACTACGTATCGAATCGTGGTTACTAGCATTGATGCCAGTAACACGCAACGAGTAGTTTCAGCATTTACATTCTTTGAAGGATTACCGGATTACCCACTATGAACAGTATTAAGCCATTAATTGCTGTGTTAAAATCAAAACTCACTGTACCTGTGTTCACCGACGTGATACCAGAAACACAAGTATTACCCGCCGTAGCAGTGACTAATATTTCTAATGCATCGAATCGAGTGCTGGAAGGTAGCAAGGTGTCGAACGTCTATGTTTACCGTGTCACTGCTGCTGCGGATACCACAGTATCATTAGAGTCAGTACTAGAAGAACTTGAAAATTTGGACAATACAAGCAATAATGATTTCCAACGAATATTTGCTCAATTGGTTTTAAGGGAGCCCAGGCAACCACAAGAACCAGTGAGTCGGGCATTTTACGATATAACACTTTATCCAAGATGAGGATCTAAGACATGAGCGATGACGTAATTTTACTAGCCGGAACCATTGTCGAAATGGAGACTGGCTCTATCGGATCGGGTGTGTGGCAGGAAGTGCCTAACCTTACAGCTCTTGGTGCCGTAGGTGATATGGCCGACCCTAAAGAGAAAACCACTCTCAAAAACAAAAAGAAAAAGTATGGTGATTCATTACCTGACGCCAACGATAAAAACCTTAAAGGTCAGTATATTCCTACACAGGGTATCGGTGACGACCATCACGCTGATTACGTGTTGCAGCAAGATTTCATCAAACGAGCCAAAAACCGTGAAGAATTTAACATGCGGGTTAAATGGCCAGATGGTGAAGTCAACGGCTTCTTGTTTAAATCCCTTGGTTTCGAATGGGATGAAGGTACTCAGGAAGATTGGAAAATGTTTACTGTCAACGGTAAACAGAATTCCTTTGCAATCATGGGTGTCACTATTACTGGTACTGCTACTATAGCTGTTGCCGCGACAACTCAACTCACCGCTGCTTGGGACCCAGTAATGGAAAACGAGCCAGGTGAAATCATCTGGACAAGCTCAGATGTAGCTAAGGCAACCGTAGTAGGCGGTTTAGTGACGGGTGTCGCTGCTGGTACAGTGACTATTACCGCTGAAATCCGTGGTGTCCCTGGTGCTCTTGAGGTAATGGTATCGTGATTGTAACTGAGTTCAATCCATCGGTTATTACACCGTTAAAAACCACTAAGGCTAAAGTGCCTCAATTCGGTGACGATGCTGAAATGGTCGTTACTGAATTAAGTGGTAAGTGTCGGGCATATCGGGATCAGTTGTTTAAACACATTGCTGAGAAAGATGCTGAACTATCAGACTACGTAAAACAATCAGTGCACATGTTTGCATTGATTGTTCCTTGCATCGTTCATCCTGATACTCGTGACCCATTGATTAAGATTGGTGATTTCATTCAGTTCACTGAGGTCTGTAATGACCAAACCATGGACGCATTGATTGAGGCTTACTATAAGGTAAACACTATCAAGGACGAACCCGTGGTTGACACTACCAAGACCACGGTATTGAAGGAAAAAAAAAGCAGATCCTCACGGACCCATACCAATACTTAATCTATAACATTTGGTGTCACACTCACCGCCCTATCTTCGAGATCGAAAACTGGCCAGCCAGCGAACTTGATAGATGGGCGGTTTTTCTTTGTATAGACCCTAAGAAAGACAAGCCTGACTTTACCGTATACAATAAAAAGAATGTTAATGTTGATACTCAAAAAGCAGCATTCAAGCGTATGTTTTCGAGGTAAATTATGGCAAGAGGACTCATTACTGTTAAAACCAGTGGGCTTAAAGAAATCGTTGCTGAGATGGAAGCCCTCGGCGAGAATTATGACGAGATATTACTTGAGTCCCTTAAGGCTATGCAGAATGTTATCGAGGATGCCACCCGTGTGAATTGGATAACGATTGCCGGGGGCAAAGCGGGTGATTATGTGTATGACTCGATTGGACAGTCTGCTAAGATGAGTATCAATTACGAACATTCTGTCGTAGGCACTACGGGTGTTTATCATATGGACGCTGTGGCCTCAAAACACGGTAAATCAATCACTGGTGAAAAACGACCCGTTACTAAGCCCGACGGTACAATCGTTTATGTGCGTGACTTGAACGCCCCACAGATTGGTTATTGGGTAGAGTTTGGGACCAGTCGCCTTAGAAATGGTGGCCGTAAGGTTTCAGGTGTCGAATACGATGAGAAAGACCTGATTGTTAACGTCGGTAAGCCTTTCCTAAGTAATGCAGCATATCAGACACGAGAAGCGCAGAATAAAGCATTTATTGAGACTTTCAATCGACTTGCGGATAAATACAAATGAGTGAATTACGCACGTTTAATATTCAGGCCCATGTTGAGGGTAAAAGCGGTTTAACCGAATTAACCCAGATCACTAAGGCCGTTAAAGATGTTGATGCAGCTACCGAGGCCCTTAAAAAGCAACTTGGGGAGGAAACTCAGGTTACTGTTAATAATGTCAAAACCAAAAAGGAATTGACCGCTGAGGCTCGTAGGGTGGTCGAACAAGTGGCTAAAAGTGAAAAAGCCACTGAAAGACTAACACAACAATACCAACAGCAAGCCAAGATGATTGATATGACTGCTAACGAAGCAGAACAATATCGAGCAGTAATGCAACTTGGTTCTAAGGCTACCGAGGCGCAACGTGAACAGGTAAGACAGTCAGTAGCTGAATACCAGCGTCTGCGTGACTCTGTGGGTGGTACACAAGGCTCATTCCGCGACGCTCGCGGTATTATGCAAAACTTCGGTTGGCAGATGCAAGATACCATCGTGCAGCTACAAATGGGCACTAGCGCCTTCACTGTGCTGTCACAACAGGGTTCTCAAATGGCTGCTGCCTTCGGCCCTACTGGTGCCCTTGTGGGTGCCCTGATTGCGCTTGCTGGTGTTATTGGTGGTACTCTATTTACTAGCCTTAGGCAATCAGCTAAAGCCACTGCTGATATGGCCAAGGAGTTGGACAGTATAGCTAGTTCGACTGAGAAAGTCGGTAAAGCTCAGGCTGAGCTAAAAAGGCAACAAGTCGGCGCTGACATTAATGAGCTAACTCGGCGCTATCAGGATTTAAATAAGTACCTTACTCAAGTGCAAGGTCGATTTGACACGATGCAGAAATGGTCTCAGACCACAGGTAATGCCTTGAATCAGGAGCAAGTACGGTATTTTAATTCTGAAATTCTGCAAACTAAGGCATCAATAGAGGAAGTCGAGAAAGCACTTAAAAAAGCGGGCGGCGCTCAATCCGTCCTTGCTGGTGGTCAAAATACTGAACAAATTAAGGCTTACAATGAACTAATCGCTGACCTCAATAAAGAATATCTTTCAACCAGTGAGAACACTGAGGCGGCTAAACGTGCCACTCAAGACCTGTCAATTATGATGATGGGTCTTACTGATCCCCAGCAAAAAGTCATCGATGGTTTATTAAAGCGCAATCGTGCCCAAGAAGATGGTATCGAGGCCGCTAAGAAACGTGCTGAAATTGAGAAACAAGAGCTTACTCAGTTCGAAGCGTTAAATGTCAAGCTCACTAAAACAATTGATGACGAATACAAACGTCGTTACGACATTATCAAATCCTACTCTGATAATGTCGGCGCCGATCAGAAAGCAGTTGCTAAGGCTTATGCCGACCTTGAAGCATGGAAAACAACTGAACTAGGTAAAGAGGAATCCAAAAAAACAGCATTGCTCACCCGTGAGTACAACGCCCGTGAGGTTATTCGCCGCCAAATTGAACGAGCCCAAGTGACTCAGGCTAAGAAAGATGACCCATTACAAGGTGAGATGGAGCAGTTTGAAAGAAACCTCATGGTTTTGGCCGAGCAGAAACGTCAGACTGACGCATTAGGTGAGTCAGGGTTGTCCGAGCGTCAACGGATTAATGCTCTTATCGAGGCTGAGGTTTTACGGCACAATTCGGCAATGGAAGCAGCAAACTTAACATCGTTGCAAAATACAGTGTCTGTGTTTGCAATGGCACAAACACAGGTGGCCAGTATTGTTAACTT